GACATATCTTTTCCCCTTTACATAAACGACATCATCATACCAACCCGACACAACAGGCTGGTTCGTTAAACCTGTACCCTCACACTTAGGGCAGGCATCAACCTCCCTGTCACTGATAGGCACATATCCATGACCCACACAATCATCACACACATACTGGATGAGTATCTCTGTTGATCTAGGCTTGATGGTCTTTGATTCATGATCCATGATCCACGCTCCATTGGTTTAATTACTCTATAGGATTTATCCCATACTATCCCAGCTATGTAAATACAAAAAATACGTTTTATAGTGTTTCTGTCATATTTTTTTAGTTTGGTTTTTATTTTGTAAAATAGGCGTAACGAGCGTAACGGCGTAACGAGTAGTGTTAAAACACTGTAATCATTAAGGCTGTTCGTTACAGTGTCGTTACGTTGGTTACACCTAATACAGCCGGAGTTCGACTTTTTCCAGATATTTTTAAGTTTATACTTTAATAAAATATGACAGAAACTATAATGACCAGTATGGAACAGGAAAAAACAAACAAGGTTGGACGACCTTCTGGTCAACAACTTACGAACCGCCAGCGTGAATTCGCTAGATATATTGTCGAGGGTGTCTATTCTAATGCTGAATGCGCCCGAAAAGCTGGGTATGCTGAAGGCCAAGCTGCCAAGACTGCTAGCCTCTTCTTGAATGGGCGAGACTTCCCGCACGTTGTCGATCTGGTCAAAGAACTCAGAGACGAAAAAGAACGCAAGTACGGCGTGACCTTGATAGGCCAGCTTAAAAGACTGTCTGACCTTTCGAAGAATGCTGAAGAATCTGGTCAATTCTCTGCGGCTATTAATGCTGAAAAGATAAGGTCTGCGCTTGGCGGTCTTACAATTGATCGGCGCGAGCAAAATCACATTCACCAGATTGACAAGCTTAGTCGTGAAGAGATCGCAGCGCGTCTTGCAGAAATAAGAAAAACCCACCCTGCAGCATTTATAGAAGGCGAGGCTATCGAGTATGCCCAAACCGGAACAGAATCTCTGGCAATCATTCAAGCAGACCCTGCCGAAAAAATCCCACTGGAACAGGATTGAGAACCGCACAGGCTCAGGCATGCCAGATGTGTATCTGGTGCTAGATGGCCTTGCGTGTTGGGTTGAGTTAAAGGTCATAACCAAAAGCCGCGCCCGCATTGCACAGTCGCAGATCGCTTGGCATTTGTCGCACAACAGATGCGGCGGCGTGTCGTTCTTTTTGATGCGTGAGACAGGCAGCAAGCTTGCGCTGTTATACTCATCGGCAGATGTCCTTGCGCTTTGCGAACTACGCGAGAAATGGCCTGATCCAATTTGCTGCTGCGCCATGTCTGATATCCCTGCGAACTTGCGATCCGCTATCTTAGCCGCGAACGAAAAAAACCAAGCGGTTTAGCCGCTTGGCATTGTTTCAGTGTTGGACGATTGCTATTGATTTTGCTTTGATTGATGCACCCGCACAAAGCTTGCACGTTTCGCACGTTGCCCGCCGACCTGCTTCCTTGCTTGCGGGGCACAAAGCTTCGGAGCCTTTCACAAGTTCATCGGTCTTTTGAATGACGCGAAATGTCCGCTTGCCCTCTTGCCAAGCTTGCCGCGCCTGTGTTTCGGTGTCCGCGCTGATCATGTATAGCATCGGATCGACTTCGACCAAATCAGATTGGTGACTGTAGCCTGTATGGCCGTCAGCTTCGCTTAACAGGCTATCCCAAATATATGATGGAACCGCTGCGCCGTCGCCGTATGTACCGATTCGCACCATACGACCGGCACCCAATGCAGCTATAGCATCATGACCTTGTGCTGTCACATATCCGCCTTTTTGGTAATGCTTCCAAGTGATCAAAACACCTTGGAACAAGGCAACGTAACATGTCCGCCCCTTTGCCATTTTATATTTACCAAAATCTGGATGGGCTGGCGTTAATGCTTCGCCCCTGTGTTTACAGTTTCCGCATATTGAATAGTCGTTGCCAAGCTTACTATTTTCCATGGGGTTTAGCCCGTTGTCGTTCAATATGTAGGTTTGCACCATGTCGCCAGTCTTGCGATTGCTGCTTTTTACAATGGCAATAACAACAATGGGCGATCCGTCTATTTCTGATGCGCCTTTATATATGATTGAGTTTTGTGGTTTCATGGTAATGCCCTCTAAACATTGGATAATAACTTAATAAATAATGATCCCATAAAATCCCAGCTAATGCAATAAAAAAGAAATCCTTGGAAATAGGATATATCTTTATTTATCCCATTCGCGCCGGTTTCTGTGGGTTTGGGTTTCTTTTGTTTCTTGCTTCATGCACCGGCGGCGAGTGGTCTATATTCATTTGATCGGGATTGCGCGCCCAGCCTTGCGCCCCTTAGCTGTCAAAAGGCTTTTGTTTCGTGGTTTTTGTTTCGTGTATCGTAGCACATGATCCATGAACCATGGTGTCAACTGTTTGACATTGACACTGCGCCTTGCATTTCGCCCGCTGGGTGGGAGGGTGGGAGCAACACGCTCTTCGTGCCGACCTTGCGCTTTGCGATCTAGGGGAATTGAAAAGGGTTTAATAAATAAAAGAGACCGCGTCACTCTAGGGAGAACCCAGCACTGTGACGCGGTCATTCCCATCTGTGCTGGGCTATTTGTATGCTGTGAGTGAGGCGATGCGGTATTTGTATTTACCTGTCACACCGAACCGATCACGCTCGACATTGTGAAGGCGGCGCAGATTCGGCAGCACCCTTGTCTTTACTGTGTCGGTTGTGATGCTCAGGTGGTTAGCAATCTGTATCTTAGATTTCCAACCGGAACGAAGCAATGTTTCTGCACGACTTAGCGTCATGAGTGACACGCCAAGCTTCTTGCTTTGCTCTGTCTTTGGCTCAGGGTCTTCTGTGACTTGCGCCTCTTCGAATACTTCGCCTTTGACATAGGCAACTACGACCTTTGAAAGAAGAATGCTTGAGTAGGTAGTCTTCAAGCTGTCTGAGTCTTTAAGCACTTTATTAATATGTAGGCATGCGTCTAGAATATCTACGCTGCTCTCGATGTTAAAATTGTCAGTCATATTAACCTCCGATGTTGATGGTTGGGGCGACCGCAGCCGCCCCGATTGTTTACTATTCATTCTCTTCTGCGTCAGCAACGCACTCGTCACAGGCATAGTCGCCCTCGAACTCGTTCACGATCAGCCAACAATTCTCACAGTCCATGTTTGGTTTTACAGTCATATCTACTCTCCTAGTTAATGGATGGGATAAATCCCATAATCAACAATAGCCCCTACTAGGCCAGACCACAAGAACTATTTTGTCATCTATTTGACACATGCTATGTCAAATTACTGACGCGACTGTCAAATGTTTGACATTGACATTGCGGCCTGAATTCCGCCCGCTGGGTGGGAGGGTGGGAGCAACACGCTCTTCGTACCTAACCTTCGGGGTTACTCCGTCCGTTACTGAATCAGATTGAGTGTCGGCAAAGGGGGACCCCCTATATTTGGCGGGGTGGTGTTACTAGACGGGTGTTTATTACACTGATTGATAAATTCATTTGAATGTATTATCGTTCGGGTATGAACCTAGATGCACTCCCAAAAGAAGTTTTACAGGAAATTCTGCTGCTTGAGGAGCAAAGGAAAAGACTGGAAACACGCGATATCGCGCAAGACAAATTTATGGCATATGTCCATCATGTGTATGACGGCTTTATTGAAGGTCGTCATCATAAAATCATTGCAGAAAAGCTTGAAAGGATTGCCCGTGGTGAACTGAAGAGGCTTATTGTTAACATGCCCCCTCGACATTCGAAGTCTGAGTTTGCATCTTACCTCATGCCTTCGTGGTTCCTGGGCCGAAATCCTAAGTTAAAGATAATTCAAGCCACTATGAATACAGAATTGGCTGTAAGGTTTGGACGAAAGGTCAGGGACTTAATAGGGGACCCAATTTATCACGAGATATTTCCAAAGACGGATTTGAAACCAGACTCACAAGCTGCTGGACGGTGGGAGACTAGTGCAGGCGGGGAGTATTTTGCTGCTGGTGTTGGTGCCGCGATGACGGGCCGTGGTGCGGATTTATTGATTATTGATGATCC